TTGGGAATTGTTTCAACCGCTTGTGCTTTTTTATTGTGGAACCGCGGGTTACAATTATTAATTGCTTCAAGTGGAGGCCTCTTTTTCTTTTTTCAGCCTCTGGTTGGAACCTTACTCGGATGGATTCTGCTGGGAGAACAAATAGGCGGGACATTTTGGATAGGTTCGTTTTTAATTCTTAGCGGTGTTTTATTAGTCATTAAAGAGAAAGAAAAAGAAGTGAAGTCATAACAAAAAAAAGCCAACTATTTTATATAGTTTGCTTTTCAATTAACCTTGTTCTTTCCCCTTCACTTCTTTATGTTCTGGTCTTCATTTATAATCTCTCCTTTCTTTATTTTTCTTCTCACCTCAATACCCATTTGAAGGTTGTCAATTTCCCTGATAATAATGCCAATTTGGTGGCTAAATGTTTATCAACAAACCTTTTTCTGTTCGCAAGATAAGTGAAAATGCATCATTAAGTAAGTGGGCCGTTATCCATATCAAATCGGTAAAGAAATTAGAACTTAATCATGTGCTTTAAATATTTTTAGCTGACATTTCACAAATATCGTTCCTTCTTATCTACTCAAATCATATCTGTGATGTCATTGAGCCAATGAAAACTGATCTATGTTAATTAGTCGAAGTTTTAGGATATACACGGATCAATTGACCTTTTCCTTGATTGGAAATCCGACACGTTCCCTATTGTTTTTGCTTGATCTGTTTTTTTAAAAAAGTTATTGACATCAAAAATTCGATCATGTTATTATTAAAATTTTGATATTGCACCTCCATATATGGTAATCTTAAGAAGGTTACCATATATGGAGGTGGATGATATGTTTCAAATTGGCGATAACATTGTTTATCCAATGCACGGAGCAGGTATAATTGAAGCCATAGAAGAAAAAGAATTTTTAGAGGAAAAACAACAGTATTATGTCATAAGAATGTCAATCAGTAATATGACAGTTATGATTCCAACGCGTAAAATATTGAGTTCGAATATACGACCAGTTACCGATATACTTGCATTAAAACACATTATGCACATTTTTCAGCATGGAGAATCAGATAGGTTACTGCCATGGAAGCAAAGGTATAAAATAAACACGGACAAAATAAAAACAGGTGAAATACAAGAAGGCGCTGAAGTTGTACGTGATTTAATGCGTATGAAGAAAGAAAAAGCACTTAATGCAAGCGAAAAAAAAATGCTGGATAATGCATATGAATTTTTGATTAGTGAACTGGAAGTAATTAAAGGAATCACCACTTACGAAAGCGACAAAGACATCAGCACAGGCGAAAACTTATTCGTACTGACTGCTTGGTTCGATCACAAAATCAAACTTAAATCTGCTTTCCGTATCGCGTCCGTCGTAACTGCGCCCTAATGCGCCCCAAGGGTTAACGGCGACTCCTAAAGACACATCGGTGTCCCTTAGTTGGGACGCCGTAACCTTTAATGGGGGCATCAAAGAATACGAAGTATATAGAGACGGAGTATCTATCGGAACACGCGTAGGAACATCGTTTGCAGATAGCGGCTTGACGCAATTAACTACGTATAAATACCAGGTTCGCGCAATCCCTAACGTCGGTGATCCGTCACCACTTAGCGCCGAGCTTTCAGTTACAACGTTAGCGACCGAACCTACAAGCGTTAACGTAACGGAATCTTCTAAGACATTAACGGTTGGCGATACGTACCAGATTAACGCAACAGTTTCGCCAGCAGGCGCAGACCAAAACGTGACCTATACGTCTAGTAGCACCGCAACAGCAACCGTATCAAGCTCCGGCTTAGTAACGGCTAAAGCGGCCGGCACAACGACGATCACAGTCGCGTCTAAGGTAAAACCTTCGGTTAAGACGACGGTTGCAATTACCGTTAACGAACCGACACCACCGGCAGGTGAATAACGATGGCTCTTACGCTTGATGAAGCAAAAGAATACTTGCGGATTGACGGAGATGAGGACGACAACCTCGTCTCCTTTTTTATTTCCGCAGCAGCCAAGCACATGGAAAACGCAGGCGTAAAAGATACCGAATCGGACCTATACAAAATGGCGGCGCTGATCTTTGTTGCGGATGCCTACGAAAATAGGACGACAGCCAACAGCGGCACAAAAATCGCCGGTATGATCCTTCAATTGAGGTGAAGCTATGGCGGTAAATATCGGAAGTTTAGACAAGCGAATCACGTTTTTACAATACGCAAACACAACGAATGACGAAGGGTTTGAGATCGATGGCTGGACGCCAGTCGCTACGGTATGGGCGGCAGTAAAGACGTTACAGGGCCGGGAATATATCGCGGCGGCTACGATTCAGGCCGAGAGAACGACCCGTTTTATCATTCGGTACTCAAAGCGGATGAATTCGCTGCTCAACAATAAGATGCGCGTTAAGTATGGTGCACGAGAGTTCGAGGTTGATAGCTTCATTAACGATAACGAAGCGAACGTTACCTTCACGATTATTGCGAAGGAGGTCAACGTTAAGTGAGTTCAAGATCAAATGTAAAAGGGATGCGCGAATTAATGGCGCGGCTTAATCGGCTGGGGCGCGAAGCTCAATCCGTTAAGAAAGGCGCTCTTGAAGCCGGCGCAAAACCGGTATTTGACGAGATGGAAGCGCGAAAGCCTAGCGCGCAAAGCAAGATCCTAGTCAGCGACGTTAAGAACGACATTATCGAAATCGGACCGAGCGACCTCGACTTTATATCGCGATTCGCTGAGTTCGGCACCAGTCCGCACTTAGAGAAAGCGAAGAACAAAAAGGTCATGAGCGACGGTTCTACGTTTTACGGAAGGGAAGTCGACCACCCCGGACACCAAGCGATGCCTTTCATTGAGCCGTCTTTCAACGCGAAAAAGAACGAAGCACAGCGCGAAATCAGACGCTATTTAGAAAGGGAGTTATTGCGATGAGTGCACGGGCAATCGTTAATTCGGCGCTTAAACCGTTGGGCGTGCCCGTTGTTTTTCTGAAGTATCGCGGAGAGGACGAAACGTATATCCGTTTTTTCTTCTACGACGAAAAGAGCGCACTCAATGCGGAAGATGCCGAGGAAGCGACGGGCTTTTACGTTCAAGTTGATATTTATACGAAGGACCCTAGCGAATACGCACGGCTAGAAACCGGCGTTAAGAAACAGCTCGTTGATGCGGGCTTTGGGCGCTTAGGACAGTACGACCTATACGAAAACGAAACGGAGATCTATCACAAGGTGCTCCGTTTTTATTATGCGCAAAATACAGAGGAGGAATAAATTTGGCAGGAACACGCATGGGATTACGCGATATTTACTTTGCGAAATTGATTAAGGACGATGCTACGGGTGCCACTTACGATACGCCGGTTAAGGTCGGTAAGGCAATCGAGGCATCTATTTCACCGAATACAAACAGCGAAACTTTGAACGCGGATGATGGTCCGTCAGAAATCGAAACAGCTTTCGGAGGCGTTGAGGTAGAAATCGGCGTTGACCAATTATCTCACGATATCCAGGCGTTATTGCTCGGTCACACTATTAACGCTGACGGTGTACTCGAAAAGAAAGACACTGACTTGGCGCCATATGGTGCGTTGCTCTTTAAGTCGCAAGTATCGGGCGGCGGCGATAAGCTTTACGCGTTATATAAAGGTAAATTCCAGTTGCAAGAAGAAGAATTCGCAACTAAAACGGATAGTCCGGAATTCCAGACGGATTCAATTTCCGGAACATTCATGCGTCGTGAATTTGACGGCGTTTGGGGACGTTCAGTTTACACGAAAGGTGAAGGCGTTAATCAGACGGTCATTAACGATTGGTTTAAGAAAGTTTACGAGCCTTCTACGTCTGCACCTGCACCGGAAGAAAATACAGGAGCTTAATAGATTCAACGGAGAGTTCGGCGCAAGCCGGCTCTCTTTTTATTTGACTACTTAAAAAACAAAAACTAGGAGAGTGTTTATATGCAAATTACATTACTAATCAACGGTGAAGAAAAAGTATTTAGCGCGCCATTCATTAAAGGAAGAATGCTTCGCGAAGCTATCAAACTTTCGAAAACAAGCAACTTCGATGACCTGGACGTTGGCGATCTTGACAACCTCGTTGATTACGTTGTTCGCGTTTATGACGGTCAGTTCTCCCTTGACGAATTCTACGACGGCATTTCTTCCGAAAAGATGATCTCAACTATTTCCGATACGATCCAAGGCGTCGTAGGAACGGTTAATGCAGGCGTTGAACCGTCAGAAACTGCGAAAGGTGAAGGCGAAGCCACTGCGGAGACTCCGGCAAAAAACTAACGCCGGGGTACCTTTTCCCCTTAGACTTCCTCGAAAAGCTCGAACACGACATTAAAAAGCTTTATCTCGACAGCATGGAACGCCCGCAGGACATCTATTACCTAGACGAAATGGACATCGGCTGGTTCTTCGAGCTCATGCAATATTCCGATAGTGGCAAAAACAAGCGCAGCAATTCAAGCGGCGGGAAGCAGGAAGTCTATATCGATCAGGTACTCGGTTTTTAGAAAGGGGGGTAAAGCATGGCGGAATCACTCGGCTCATTGCGAGTCAGTATCGGACTAGAAAGCGCAGACCTAACGCGAGGACTTACAGATATCAACCGAAAGCTCGGTGCGCTTAATAGCGAATTCAAGGCGACTATGGCTGGCGCGGGTAAATTCGATAATAGTCTCGATACTCTTAATCAAAAAGCGAACGTACTAAATCGAACGCTACAAGTACACAAAGCGAAACTAACCGATCTTAAGCGTCAGTACGAAGAAAGCGTGCGGACAAAAGGAAAAGATGCGGCTGCCTCCGTTAAGTTACTAACGCAGTACAACAAAGCGTTAGCGGCCATGAGGAAAACCGAGGACCAACTCGATCTCGTCAACAAACGGATTAAGGAACAGAGTACAGGTTTCGCTCAGCTAGGCGCCAAACTAAACGCGAGTGTCAATACGATCACGACGAAAATGCGTGCGCTTGATGCTGCGTTCAAAGCGTCAACGGCTGGCGTTGATAACTTCGGATCGACCTCGGACCAACTGAGGCAGAAAGCCGACCACTTAAACAAATCGATTGATCTTCAGCAGCAGCGCCTTAAAGACCTTCGCCGTTTATATCTCGAATCTAAACGCGCAAAAGGTGAGGACGCACAGGAAACGCAGGAACTTAGCGCTCGTATGAACGAAGCGACCGCACAGCTTCGCGAAACGCAGGCGCAATTAAGATCGACTACGACGCAAATTAATCAGCAAGCCAACGCATGGCATCGGATGGGAACGCAAGCCCAAGAAAGTGGCGAAAACCTTCGGACGGTCGGCGGAAATTTACAGTCGATCGGCTCGGAAATCGCGACATCATTCGGCGCGGCTACCTTAGCGGTTGGTGGAGCGCTCGGCCTTGCGACTAAAAAGTCGATGGACTTCGAACAGCAAATGTCGAACGTTAAATCGGTTATGAATCCGGAAGAAGCGAATAAGTACAGCGATGCTTTAACGAACCTGGCGGTCAAACTCGGTGCTGATACGAAATATAGTGCGCTAGAGGCTGCGCAGGGTATGGAAGAGCTAGTAAAAGCCGGTGTATCTACGCAGGACATTATAAACGGTGGCCTTTCCGGAGCGCTATCGTTAGCAACGGCGGGCGGTCTTGAATTGGCAGATGCGGCGGAAATCGCTTCGACTGCGCTTAATGCGTTTAAGGACGATAACCTCAGCGTAGCGCAAGCAGCGGATATTCTGGCAGGGGCGGCCAACTCTTCGGCAACCGACGTTCAAGAAATGAAGTACGGGTTATCGATGACTTCGGCGGTTGCTGCCGGAATGGGGCTGACGTTTAAAGATACGGCGACAGCGCTTGCTGTTTTCGCGCAGAACGGTCTTAAAGGATCGGATGCGGGTACGTCACTTAAAACGATGCTCAGCCGTTTAGTGCCAATGACAAAAGCGCAGTACGAAACGATGTCAGACTTAGGATTAGTTACGCTAGATACAACCGAAGCCTATAAGCGGATGGCTGAAAAAGGCTTTAAGCCGGCGACCAAGGACTTAGGCGATATTTACGACGCCCTTAATAAATACGTAGCGAAAACGTCAGGCGCGAAAGAAGGAACCGATAAGTTTTCGAAGGCCTTCGATAAAGCGACGAGAAACCTCGGAATCATGGATAACAAGTTTTTCGATGCGAACGGTAATATCCGCAGCATGACGGAGATTTCCGGAGAGCTCTCGAAAGCACTCGACGGTATGTCCGCGAAAGATAAGCAGGAAGCTCTTTATAATATTTTCGGATCTGACGCGATTCGTGGCGCGTTAATACTCGGAAAAGAAGGGTCGAAAGGCTTTACCGCAATGGCTAAGGCGATGGATAAAATCAAGGCAGCCGACGTTGCTGCGGAGCGTATGAACAACTTGAAAGGTCGGATCGAGGAACTTTCGGGCGCGTTCGAAACAGCGCAGATCAATATCGGTAAAGCATTAACTCCGGTCGTATCAGCGTTAGTTGCTGTTCTTCAAAAAGTCGTCGACGCGTTCAATAATCTATCGCCAGGTATGCAGAAATTCGTTGCCATAACGCTAGCGGCGACTGCAGCCATTCTCGGCGTCGTAACCGTTCTAGGCGTTTTGCTAGCCGGAATAGGAGGCGCGCTTGTCGGTTTAGGTTCTTTACAAATCGCGTGGGGGCTTTTGTCGGTTCAGATTGCGGCGGCAGGCGGCATGATGGGGATATTTACGTCGATATTAGCGGCCTTGACGAGTCCAATTTCGTTAACAATAGCAGGCATAGCCGCACTAGTTACCGTCTTTGTTCTCGTATACAAACACTCAGAGCAGTTACAGAAACTTCTCGGCGTAGTGTTTAACGCAATCAAAGCCGGAGCCTTAGTCGCATATAACGGCGCGAAGGTAGCTTTTGACGGAATCGTAGCGGCAGTCGATCGCGTAGCAGCGTATTTGCTCGAAAAAGGGCCGGCCATGTGGAACGGGTTTGCAGCCGGAGCAGTCAACATAGGTACCGCAATACAAAGCGGATTTAATGCGGCCATTAGCGCAATCGGATCGTTCTTTTACTCAATCGGCCAAAAAGCGTCGGAGTCTTTCGCTCAAGGAATCGGAGCTAAAGTATCGGAAGCTGCGGGCGTGTTCTTCGCACAACTTAAGACGGCATTCTCAAGCGTAAGCGGCGTTATTTCTATCGTTGCGCCGACGATCACAGCGTTCGGGTTGGCGTTAATGGGCGTATCAGGACCGATTGGCTTTGCGATTACAGCGTTGGTCAGCTTGACCGGATTCTTATTCCGACTTTACCAATCGAACGAACAATTTCGCAACTCGGTTACGACTGTTTGGACGCAAGTATCAAGCGTTATTAGAAGCGCAATGACTGCGTTGCAACCGGTGTTTGACGCGTTTAGTCAATACTTCGGGCAGATTGCGGCTGAACTAGCGCCACCGTTTGCGGAAACAATGAACGTTATGGTTACGAGTCTTGCTACGTTAAAGCCGGCATTTGCGGATTTAGGCGCAGCGATTGCAGAGCTTGGCCCAGCCTTCGCGCAATTAGGTACGACGTTCGTAAGTTTAGCAGGAACGCTCGGCGTAGCATTTTCGGATGCAGTCGTTCAGATTACGCCTTTAATCGGAGAATTGGCGAGTGCTTTTGCGCAGATGCTTCCGGGGATCATCAGCCTGGTTGGCGGACTAGTAAGCGTGTGGGCGCAAGTACAAGGTTCAATGCTGCAAATAATTACGTCAATCGTAACGGCAGTGCTTCCGGTACTTGTTCAAGGGTTTACGTCACTACTGCCGATTATTCTGAACGTAGTCCAAGCGGTATTTCCAGTAGCTTTGAGTCTTATTCAAGCAATTGCGCCGATAATTCAAATGATCGCGACTGAAGTGCTGCCGATTCTATTAAGCGCAGTCCAGGCGATTTTCCCTGCAGTCCTGACAATCATACAAGCAGCGTTACCGATTGTTGTTGTGATAATCAAATTATTGGCTACTGTAATAAAAGATCTCGTAACTAACGTCTTGCCACTCGTTCTCAACGTGGTTCAAGCGATTTTTCCTGTTGTTCTAGCGATTATCCAAGCGGCAGTCCCAGTTATCATTGCGATATTGAAGGGTGTAGCAATAATTATTCAAAACGTAGTCATTCCAGCAATTCGTTTTATACTTCAAGTCGTACAGATTGTTTTCCCGGTAATTGTAAAAGTCATTCAGGGCGCGCTTAATATAGTAACTAATGTCATCAAGCTTTTTTCCTCCTTATTAAAAGGAGACTGGCAAGGTGTTTGGAATGCTGTATTGGGAATCCTGAAGAGCGTTTGGTCGATTATTACATCAGTTATTAAAGGCGCGGTTAAATTAGTTTTACTAGTTGTTAAAACCGCATGGAATACAATAAAATCCGTTACTTCTACCGTATTTAATGCTATTAAGACGGTGTTAAAAACAATATGGAGTAGCATTGTTTCTACCGTGAAAAATCTAGCTGGAAAAGTTGCAAGTGGGGCGGTAAGCGCTTGGAATTCTCTGTGGGGCAATACGAAAAAAATATTTAATAAAATAAAGGATTTCGCCGTCAACACATTCAATAAAATGGTTTCGAACGCTAAAGCCCTTCCAGGAAAAATTGGCGATGGAATTAAAAACATGGCGGGCAAAGCCGTTAGCGGCGTTAAAGCCCTCGGAAATAAGATGATCGGCGGATTCGAAGGCATCGTAAACGGACTTACGCAAAAAGGTATCAATAAGGTTCTCGGACTAATCGGCGTTGACAAAAAGCACTACATTCCGAAATTAGAGATTCCTAGATACGCGAAAGGTACGTCAGCAGGCGGGCATCCAGGCGGCCCGGCGATCTTAGGCGATGGTGGCGGCCCTGAATTATTCCGTACACCTTCCGGATTTACCGGCCTAAGCCCCGGAAGAGATACGTTATTTAATTTACCGAAAGGTACGCAAGTCCTTCCGCATAACATGACGAAAAAGCTTATCGCGCAAGGTATTCCGGCCTTTAAGAAAGGCACGAAGAAGAAAAACCTATTCGAAAAAGGAGTCGACGCAGTTTCAGGCGCGAAAGACACCGTTGTCAATGTCGCGAAAGGTGCCGTAAGCAAAGTCAAAGAATTCGCGTTTGACGTATGGGATTACGTTTCCGATCCGAAGAAACTAGTCTCGAAAGTCGTCGGCAGCCTCGGCCTAAAGCTTCCGGAAATCTCCGGCGTATTCGGCAACATGGCGAAAGGTGCTTACGAAAAGGTTAAGTCGTCAATGGTCGGTTTTGTTAAGAAGCAGATCGATGATTTTGGCGGCGGCTTTGGTAGCGGAGAAAAAGCGACCGGCAATGTTAAACAGTGGATTCGTAAAGCGATGGCGATTACGAAAGTTCCGAGCAACTGGTTCGGTCCATTGACCACTATCGCGATGAAGGAATCCGGAGGGCGTACCGGCCCGTCTACGATTAACAAATGGGATATCAACTGGAAGCGCGGAACGCCGTCGATGGGGCTTATGCAGACGATAAGAACAACGTTCGATTCGCACAAGATGAAAGGCATGGGCGACATCATGAATCCGGTACACAACGCGGTTGCAGCCATCCGGTATATCATTTCGCGCTACGGAACGGTATTCAATACGCCAGGCATTAAGTCAATGCGCGCAGGCGGACCGTACAAAGGTTACAAAATTGGCGACATCGTAACGCAGAAGCAGCTCGCTTGGGTTGCGGAAGAAGGACCGGAAGCGGTCATTCCGTTGCAGAACAACCGTCAACGTGCGATTCAGCTTTGGAAATCAACGGGTGATAAGCTCGGTGTTTCAAACGAAGGCCAAAGCGCGGCTCTGACTGCGCAGCTTATTAGCTTGCTCGAAAAACAAAACGCGATTTCTAGCGAACAGCTAAACGCAACAAAAGCGCTTGGCGATAAAGACACGGCGGTTTACCTTGACGGCAAGGCGTTAGACAATCGCAGCGCACGTATTATGAACGCCAAGAAGTTTTCGAAGGGGGTTAGGTAATGTTCGATTTGTTAATAGATCAGGGAGACGGCGACCAATCGCTACGAAGCCTACTCCCTTTCGTTAGGCTTCAAAGCTTTACGCCGGAGTCTCCGAGCATCGGTAGAACTACGTTAGATTTAGCGAATAGGAACGGTCTTGTTCAGCGCCAACGACGAGTGAAGTATAAAGAGCGCAAAATCAAGGTCGTTTTTCTTTTGTCCGCAAGATCGCCGGAGCATTTCTATTTATATCGTGATGCTCTTGCAAAACTTTTCGTTCAGGATGTACCGTACTACATTACGCATACTTTTACGCCAGGCGTTCGTTGGAAAGTCGTATGTGATGACGTATTTGATCGCGAAAAGAATCGGGAGAAAAACTACAAAGAAATCGAACTCGAATTCATCGCGCTAGATGGCCTATCGGAATCAAAGTATACGTCAGAGACTGCGCTAAACGTTGCCGGCGAGCACTTTTTTCCGGGCATGAACATTCCGGATCAAAACGACATTCCTTACCGGTTTAAGGACGTAGCAGATTTTAAAGTCTACAACGCGTCGGACGTTACGATTTATCCGACGGAGCACGACTACACGGTCGAGATGTATTTGGCCGGCACTAATATAACTATCGCCAATCGCACGACAGGCGAATCATTAACGATAAAGACAACGCTTAACTCAACGCAAAAAGTTGAAATTAGGCGCCAATACGTATTTGTAAACGATTCGGCCGGGGTTAAAACCTCCGGTCGTTTTCCGTCTATGGCGCCCGGCTACAACAGCTTTTACGTACAAAATGCGAGCGCGGTCGATATTCAGTTTAAAACACGTTTCTACTATAAATAAAGGAGGGGCGGCCTATCAAACAACTATTCGTACAGTCGGTAGATACCGGAGAACAACAGGAAATTCTCGATATAGATGTAGCGCCGTCTCTCAAAGTAGGGACGGACGGCAAGAAGGAACTAAGCTTTACGATCGAGCTTACGTATGACAACCAACTCGCGTTTAATCTATTAACGGAAACTAACGTATTGATAGTCGATGAGAAAACATACGGGGCTCAGCGCTATTTCATTACGGACGTTGAAAAAGAGCAAGTCGACGAATCTTTAACGAAAGTCATAACGGCTCACCACATGTACACAATGAGGCTCAATAACCATTTCGTTAATGAAGAACTATCCGGAACACTTTCGTTATCTAAGGCGCTAAGTCATGCGTTGTCGGGAAGCGGCTTTAGATACGATATTTCAAGCGATGCAGCTAACGTTTCTTCAGTAGTTCAAGAAAACTTCGGAAATAAAAACGGCATCGAACTTATGGACGAAATTGTCGAAGATTACAAAGTTGAACTCGCAGTCGATAACGATATGATCTACGTATACAAACAGCTCGGCCAGGCGCGAAACTTTAGGCTCGATACGCGCTATAACATCCAAGGTATAACGATTAAAACTTCCTCGCAAAACATTACGACGCGGGCTTGGGGATTCGGTAAGAAAGACGAGAATACCGGCAAATATGCGTTTGAGCCATTTCAGTATATCCACCCGGATGAGAACTACTTTTTACTCGACGGCCGACCTCGCTATGCGGCTTCGATAGTTGACGATCGATATACGTCAAAGTCGAGCATGGAAGCGGCGCTAAAGGAAGTCGTTAATCCTTATCCGCAAATAACGATATCGGTCACGCCAATCGCGTTTTATGATCCGTTGCTGGATGGCCGCGAAGACGAATTTGATATCGGTGATTCAATCAACGTAATCGCGGATACACTCATCGCTGGAACTACGTACGAAGATACGGTCCGGATCGTTGAGATGACGTACAATCCGTTAGATCCCTACGATGCGCCAGAATTAACGTTGGCGAACGTAAGTAAGTCGGTGCTCGATATGCAAGTCGAAGAGATGCTGCGGATTCGTAATCAGGAAAATTATATTCAGGCGCGCACCAACGAAATACGGCGCGAGATTTCAAGCGATATGACGACCACAACGCAGGTTCTAGAAGCGGCCACTTACGTAGATTTTACGAAGCAATCGCCGGAGTTATATGCGCGGCTTAATTTAGCGCACTCGACCGTCATGCAGTCGTTCAACATCGACCGTGTAAACAATCAAATATACGCGACGCAAGTGTGGAACGGTGAAGGCAAAAATCCGAACATGGAATCGTTTGTGATTACGCGAATGGATCTATCCGGAAAGATGCTCGACTATATGGTCTGTCTCGAAGGCGGTCACGGAACGAATATCGGTCTCGATTGGTCGGCATCCGAAGGCAAAATGTACATCTGGAGCCATTATTATACGTCGGATGTAGAACGAACGCATACAATCGCCCGTTTTCCGTATCAGCCCGGCGCATCCATTCGATACAACGATCCGAGCATTCAGCGCACCAAAAACCTCGGCGGCGAAGAATACACAGTCGTTTCGCTAGACATCGAACACAATCTACTATTCTTCCGTCGCGAAAACAAAGTCGTCGCGCAAGATCTAGAAAGCGCTAGAAAAGACGTTCTAAAAACGGTAGACGAAATGACGGTTGAACTTCCGTCGGGCACGATCTTTCAGGGCGCGTATATGGACTATCCGTATGTCTATTGGTATACGGGCGACGCAAACGAAGCGACCGAACCGAACATGCTTCGCGTCTATGATATTCGTGGCAACACGACGATTTACGAAAAGCGGATTATCTTCGCGAAGAATACGGCGATTAGTTGGGAGGACGGCTTCAGAGAGCCGGAGGGCGTTCACGTTTATGTCGATCCAAATACGAAAACACGAACGGTTATGACGGGTTATGCGACAGGGGCAGTCGGTAAACGTATCGCGAAAATTTACGCATATCGTGAGCCTGCCGAGAAGCTAAATACGAGCGCCAGCTTTAACACGGATCTTTACGCAAACGATGACGCAACAAAGAAACTGCGGGCGGTCACTCAAACGCTAATTCTCGAATATTCCGGCACGGCTTGGGCGGTTTCTAATGCGGCTAGATACGTAGCGACGCAGCAAAATCTCGTAACCAGCGTAGTAATTAGCGGAAACGATCTGAAGGTCACGCTTAACGAAAATTACTACAGTCTGTTACATGCGCAAGTAGAAACGGACATCAACTTGAAAGCGGCGAATGTGCTCGTGGGTACCGATTTAAATCCGGGCGGCGATACGAGCAATATTTTAACGTTAGGTTTTGCGCGTAACGGAGCACGGATAGCTCCGAACAGTACGTACGTTACGGTCGGCTCGAAAATATCCGTATTACTAATGACGGCCAATCCGTCAGATTAACGCAAAGGAGGACGATCATGGCGATTAAATTAATAAAAACGTATTCTCCGAACGAGAACGCAACGCGCCTTAAGCAACAAGAGCAAGACGCACAAACTATCGAGGATGCGTTAAATAAGCAAAGCAGCGATTTAGATACGCACGAAAACGCGAAAATCGCGCACTCTGCATCGCAAATAAGTTACGAAGGTACTAACGTAGATACGGCGATAACCGCCTTAAACAAATACGTAGATAACCTTGTAATTGAAGCGAGTAAGGGCGATAGTAATGCGGAGGTTGTTGCGGCTCGGACCAATTACGATGGTACGACGGATACTTCGCTTAAAAATCGTTTGGATAGATACGCGCAAAAAACAGATAACGGACAGTTATTTCCATTAACGACGAGCGCAGGTTTGGCGAAAAGGCAGATTACATCAGGCGACTTAAACGATGTAACCGATGCAGGAGTTTATTATTGCGATTTTAACAGCGCTGGAACATGGAGTATTTTAAATTCGCCTATTCAAGCACCAGGATTCTTAGAGGTTATCCCCTTCCCGTGGTCTAACTCAGGCGCATTACAACGTTATACGCCATATAGGGGGAGCATAACTACTCAGACTCAAGTTACTTATTTCAGAAATTACGGAGTAGGGAGTAAATCGTGGGGTATGTGGGCAGCTACCGCGGATAAAACCCAAACTGATGCGGCAATTTCGGCTATTACATCTCAAAAAGTAAACGTAAGTACTGCAAGTATATCGGATGCTACATCTAGCGGAAACGATTATCCCATAGGATCGACTATTCAACAAATAACATCAGGAACAGCGACAGGCTTTCCGTACAACTATGGTATTTTACACACAATAAAGTACAGCAATACACGGATGTCTCAGCAATTTTATTCAACAGGCGGAGACATAAACTCGCAAGGTTCGTGGGGGCGTTACTGGCATACAAACACAGGATGGACTCAGTGGTATTCTCTGTATGGTAATAATTCGTGGTGCAATGTTTCAGTTACAAACGAACAAACACTGACACAAAGTTTCACTCAAAAAGTAAAGTTTGATCGCGTCATTTCCGACTCCCACTTGCAATTCAATACGGCTAATAACAGATTTATTGCGAAGGTACGTGGAATGTATATGGTCGGTGCCGGTTTATATATAAATCGAAAAAAACAATACAACAACGTTGAACTTAATTTATATAGGAATGGTACGCGGTTTAAGGTAATTCACCAAAATAGGCAAGATCCTAATAACACTGCAGCAGATGAATTTAACCAAGGTCATTACGCAAGCGGTGTTACTGTTCCGTTAGAAGTCGGAGATTATTTAGAACTATTTATCTTCGTCGGCGCCGGCCAGGATTTAACGATTACGGCAAACTCTGGATGGTATAACTATTTCGATATCTACCGCATCGGCGACATTCCGATGGGGATTTAAGGAGGTTTTACGATGAATATCGGATTAGCAATGTTAGTACTTTTTCCTGACGCCGTCCCGAATCGTGATTATGTCGTAATGGCAGATGGTGATCAACAATGGATAGATGAAAACCAATGGTATCTAAACGCGCCGATTCCGTCTGCGGCCGAATTAGAAGCGGCTTATCAAAAATACCTCGAACAGCCGACGATTGATTCCGGAACATCCGTCGAGGAACTACAGGAAGGCCTTACAACAACGCAGCAGGCGAACTCAGTATTAATCAAGCAACTAAACGAAGCAACCGAAGCAGTCAAAAAAGCAAAAGAAGACGCCGAAACAGCACATCAGATTATCGCGGAACTTATCGTGTTAACAACGGAGAAAGGGGTCTTGTAAATTGGAGGAGAATACGTTCTTGTATAACGCTATCAAGCTTTATTACGCGAAAGGTTACTACGATAAGCAACAGGTCGCACGTTTCGTCGAGCTCGGTAAAATTTCTCGCGAACAATATGCCGCAATTACTGGAGAAGTTTATTCTGGAACTGTGCCCGCGGAAGATCCGCCGGCTGAAACACCGCCAGCGACCGAAGGGCCGACGACCGACCCAACAACGGAACCGACCGACGGCACAGACGGTGGCGATACGGAACCTCCCAGCGAAGGGCCTTCTGGGGCGACTGACGGATCTACTGGGACTGAGTAAATAACGGAAAGGAGGCGGACCAATGCCGGAACCGAACATACACGAATTTAACGATAAGTTAGCGGAAGTTCGCGAATGGCTTGTTCGGATAGACACCAAGGTCGATTACTTTAACGATGTAAAAACGACAGCCGAGAGAGCTGACGAAAAAGCTGACGAAGCATTGTCGTTGGCGAAAGAAAATCGCGCAGATATAGCGGATATGAAAGCAAATACGAAATGGATTTGGGGCGTAATGATCGGCGTCGCTGGCTTAGCGATATCGGGAGTTGCGCTATTTTTATAACCGAATATACGCAATACGCCCGTCAGGTGAGAGTCCCGGCGGGCTTTTTTAATTTCGAAAGGAGACGATAAAATGGCGATTTCAGTGCGCAAGAATCTAGTCGCATCAAGTAAGTATTCCGTTAAGTGTCCGTATTCAATGGATGCGAAGTACATTACGTTCCACAATACGGCGAACGACGCTTCAGCGGACGCAGAGATTCGGTACATGATCGGAAACAACAACGAAGTGTCATATCATTTCGCGGTGGACGATAAGGAGGTCGTACAAGGTATTCCGACAGATCGAAACGCGTGGCATACCGGAGATGGTAACGGAGCAGATTCCGGAAACCGTACGTCTATCGGCGTCGAGGTCTGTTATTCGAAGTCAGGCGGCGCTAAGTACAAAGCGGCTGAGAAACTGGCGATTAAATTTATCGCGCAACTGTTAAAAGAGCGTGGCTGGGGCGTTGACCGCGTTCGTAAGCACCAAGACTGGTCCGGTAAATACTGTCCGCACCGTGTTCTCGCCGAGGATCGTTGGGAAGAAGTAAAAGCGGATATTGCGGCGGAACTTAAAGCACTCGGCGGTAAATCAACGTCATCTTCGTCTACGAAGAAATCTGCGCCTAAAGCTTCCGGATCTACTTATACCGTCAAGAAAGGCGACACCCTTTCTGAAATTGCGGAGAAAACAGGCGTAAGTGTGGCGAAGCTTCAATCGTACAACGGCATCAAGAACGCGAATAAAATTACGGTTGGTCAAGTGCTCAAGCTTAAAGGCGGTTCAACGTCGACCTCTAAAGGAAAGAAATACGTTTACCTTCCGGCTTCGGCCGATTCTTGGCGTATCTATCCGACTAACAAAGCGCCGGTTAAAGGAAATGAATGCGGCTACTTGCGTCCTAAGAAGTTCGGAGGCCTTAAATACGAAGTCCTTGCGAACCCTCAAACGGACGTCTATACGATCAAAACGGATCAGTTCGGAAAAGTAAATATCTACGCTGCGAAATCAACTGGCGCAACAGTAAAATAACGAAAGGGAGACGATACTATGCAAGACGTTTTAATTTTCGCGACTGTACTGGCGCCAATCCTAACGGCGCTTGTTCAACTCGTTAAGAAAACGGTTAAGCTTCCGACTAATGTAATCCCGGCGTTAAGCTTCGTGATCGGTATCGGACTAGGCGCGGTTGCTTATCCGTTTACTGACCTCGACTTGGTGCTGCGATTATGGGCCGGCGGATTTGCGGGATTAGCTGCGACAGGTCTTTTTGAACTCGGAGCCAAACGCGAAGGTACAACGAAATAGCGAAACTTTTAGCGAGTGCTTACGTATGATAACGTAGGTGCTCGCGTACATAAAAACTCATTGCGGATAAGTTTGGCGCCGTAGTATAATTTTACTAACTCACTAACTCATATAAAGGACGGGTGGATTAACGTGGAATATAAAACGGTAACTGTAAGTAAGCAGCGATTTGGCGCTAGTCGAATAGTATGTTTGATAATCGGTATCCTACTCGTATTGGTCGGATTTCTCCTAAGCCTGACGATAATCGGAATAATTGCGGGTGGCATGCTCATCATCTTCAGTTTACCGTTTTTTGCAGTCGCTAAAGGCGGCGCTAAGTACACGTGCCCTAACTGCGGTTATAAACACAACGGAGTAGCTTCCGGCAGCGTAAACGCAACCTGTAGGCGCTGTAAACAAAATATCGCCGTAGATTGGATCGACCACCCGGATAAAATCGAATAAATGAAAGCAGCCCCGTCCTTAACCGGATGGGGCGTTTTTTACGTTTATGATATCCGCAAACCTCACGAAATTTGTATCGCCTTTGGCGTCCTTCACACGAAACTCCTTCCGTATGTGGTCCACGTAATGTACTGCGCCAATTACTTCGCGTATGTATCCATCGTCATAAACCTCGAATGCAAGCGGCGCTCCGAACTCCATCGATTCAGCGACCGTCATTTCCATATCCTCGATCTGCTGCACATCCAGCTGCGGCTTTTCAACTTTCCGTTTCTCTTCGGCTTGTCGCGCTAGGCCGGCTCTGTGCTCCGGCAATATAATGCGCATCGCCCACCGTTTATCCTCGATCTCCATGGCGAACACCTCCGCATTTATTATATGCGAATGTGTGTTCGGTTATCAACAGTCAAAATAATCCTCTCGATCAACTTCGTATCCCAGCGACCTTAAAGCGCGCTGTACTTTAACCCACGTTGAAATACGCGGCGCATAATCGCGATCATTACACATGCTCGTCATTGTGCCGTGACCTATGCCGGCCTTCTGGCGAACCTCTTCTTGTGCGATTCCTTCTCGATCTAAAAAGTGGCCGAATCGGCTACGTCGTTTACCTAGTCCAAACATCGGACAACACCTCCTAAAATCAGCGTGTCCAAAAAATCGGAAAGTTAAACGTGGGCAAAAAACTGTGATATTGGACGATCCGTATCGCGTAACGTTTATTAAACGGCAACTACACGGCAGCTAAACGGTAGGGTGCGGGTAGGTTCGGCAGAGTTGCGAAAAGGTTACCGCACTTGGCGGCGACTTCCGTAACGGTTATTAACGTGTTAACCTACCGCACTTTATCACGCGTAACGCCCATAACAAAGCCGTTTACGAAATTTGTTAAGGAGTGAGAGAGATGAGCGAAGCGAGACGAAGGAACGACAGGGCGGGGCTCACACGGGCGTTTTCGTTCGTGCCCGGCGGATTCACAGCGGCAGGATTTTTCGATATGTCTCTGGAGGTAGTCGGCTTGTACGCGTTAGTGGGCGGCGCGGGCTTGGTCTGTATCGGAGCGGCTTGGCTAGAAGGGCGCTTGTTCGGCGGCAAATTTTCGTATATTGGAGACGCAGTAAACGGGCTCTTACGGTTCGTCCTACCTGCGGGGTATGCCGTGTTGCTACTGCGTTTTTTGAACGCGATATGAAACGGTTTTTGCGCAATCTTCACGCTAAACAGACGCTAAAGTACGCCTTTGATGCTGCCAGCCTGTACGCAGCTAAACGCTTGTCTAACGGAAAAGAAGCACGCCGATATCCGAAAATTCATGACGTTGATATTAACGAAGAAAGAACGCGTTATGTATTTACGTTGATGAACGGAATGGACCCGAAAGAAATCGCGAAAAAAGAGTTCGTGTTCCGGCAAGTATTCGGACGCAACGTTGAACTAAGCGGCGATCTAAAGCGTTATGTGCTTACGGTTTATAGCGCCGAGATGCCGGCCGTATTGCGCTATGACTTTGCGGAAATCCAGCCGGTCATTGAGCGCCACAAGCTCGGTATTATAGCGGGCAAAGATCGCCATGGCCGATACGTAAGCTTCGATTTATTGACACAGCCGCATATTCTTATTGCAGGCGAAACGGGTAGCGGAAAGTCAACGCAGCTACGGTCGATCCTGACGACGCTGATAAAACAGAACCGACCCGACCGGCTGCAGTTATACCTCGCGGACTGTAAGAAATCGGAGTTTCACGTATTCCGGAAAGTTGAACACGTACAGTGCGTTCTAACGAGCGCGGAAGATATACGAAGAATGTTACGAAGCATAAAACGCGAATTAGATGAGCGCAGCAACCTAACGGAGCAGTTCGAAATAAGCCATATCGATGAACTCCCGGATGATCAGCGCCGGCCGTATATAGTCGTCTGTATCGACGAGTTTCTTCTATTAAGAAAAGACGCCGAGATCATGGACGTATTAGCGGAGCTTGTCGCGATAGGGCGTACGCTTGGAGTATTCGCGATTCTTTCGATGCAGCGGCCGAATGCCAAAACGCTTGATACGACTATTCGCGCAAATCTAACCGTAAGCATGGGCTTTAAGCTGCGCGACATAACGGAGGCCAGAATCGTCAATACGCCAGGCGCCGAGAAGCTGGACGTAAGCGGGCGGTTTATAATGGCGGCCGACAAAACCTACGAACTACAGGCGCCGTATCTCGAAATGAACGAGGCGAAGGCGCTACTGAATCCGTACTGTGTAATGAAGTCACCGACCAAAGACGTAACGCCACCGGCAGCAGAGCCGGAAATCTTAACGGAAAAGGACGTGTTTATCGATGGCCCTTACTAACCGAGATAAAGCGATCATTGCGGATCTTAATAAATTTCGCGTAATGGATCGCGATACGATTGCCGAGCTACATTTCGGAAATTTGCGCAGACCAAAATACGCAGCCAATAACGTTCTGCTGCGTTTACTTAGAGACGGACATATTCAGCGCTCTACGGCGCGCCAACCTTACGTTTATTTTGGCGGCGAAACGACGATGAAAAAGAACAGCGCCAAGACCGATCATTTTCTTGCGATAGGTAACGTTTATAAAGAGATGCGAGGTCAAGCGTTGGAGTCGTTCTTGGTGGAGCCGAAATACGGCGATAAAGGTACGGTCGAGCCGGATATATTTGCGCTATACCGGCGGACGCCTTTCTTTATCGAGGTGCAGCGGTCGGTCTATTCGGAAAAGCAGATGCGCGAAAAGTTAGATCGGTACGAAGCGTTTTTCCAGTCGGGCATTATTGCGCTGGAACCGTGGCAGAATCCGGAGCGGATAATGTTTCCGCACGTATTGATTCTGTCGGATACGCGATACGGGCTGCCTTCGTTTCCATTTAAGGTATTCCAGGCGCCGACCTTTACTGCGTTTATTCAGTCGATAACAAAACCGAAAGAAAAGACGCCCGCGAATTAATCGTGGGCTTAATCGCGTAACTCAAACAACTCGTTCATATCCGTAATGCCAAGAACTTTCGCAATACGTCCGATATGTTCACGATTATAAGTTGTGCGCTGGTGGTTGCATATCTCGCTAATTACGTTCGGTCTAAGCTGCGTTTCTTCTGCGAGCTTCTTTCGGGTCCATCCGCGGGCTTCTAATATCTCGTCCAATTTAACGTAGAGTTCCAA